TCAATGTCTGAGTAGTCAACATCTTGAGACTTACTCTTCTGAGCTTTCTTAAGCCGCTTGCTGATTTGCTCATGTTGAGCTTTCTTATACTCTTTAGAATGGGGCGCAAGAATAGTAATTGTCATATCCGTGCCATCGTCATTCTTAAGTGCATCACCTGTTGCTGGGTGTTTAATCTCAACAACAATGTCGTCTAAATTAGGTGTCAGGTCTTTCAAGTCCATCGGGGTTTCCTTTCGGGGGAAGTTATGTCGGGTTGATTAACGTGGAGACCCCCGACCCGACTCAGGAGCCTCCACTACCTAGCTAGGTATTCTTATGCTGGGCGTGTGATCTTAAGGTTAGTACCTTCTGTAGCATCATAGAGGGCTACGAAGGACATAGAGATCATACGGCTAGTTGGGCCATCGACACCAACATCAGCAGAGTTGATTTTCACTCGTGGGAATGAGAAGGTATAAGAGTTAGCACCTGTAGGATCATCTACGGATACTTCAATCTCAGTTTCAGTCTCGTTGAGGAAACGGTCGATCAAAGAGGCATCTTCAAAGTAAGCCGTCAGTGTGCCTTCAACTTCTGCACGACCATACTCAAGGGAAGGTGCGCTATCATCGCCAATGACGAAGGTAGGTGCGTAGGAGTTGTTCAGGGTGAAGTCAAGGGCTGTCACGATGGCTACAGCAGCAGCACCGCCTACGTTACCGATGGAAATGTCACCTGAGTAAGCATCGAAAGGAGCAGCACCAGAGGCAGCATCCTGTGTCTTCTCAGAGGCACTGATGGTCATGTCTTTGCCTACCATGCCGAAGGTAGTAGTTACCATCTGGTTAGGAGCAAGAGAGATACCCATAGTGGAAACTGACATGCCTGTGAATACACGAGCTTGGTCAATGTCAGCAGCGTAATCTTCTATTGAGAAGAACTTAGGTGTTGTGCCAACTTTAAGGACGTTAGTTGCCCAAGTGTTGAGCATAGCTGATTCAAGGAAGGCATCGAAGTCACCATCACGGAGGTCAACAACAATGTCGCCACCTACTTGACGGTTGCCATGACGATCAACACGAGCCATACGGTCAGCTTGAATGTCAGTACCAGCAACACGATCTTTAGTTAAGTTTAAAGAGTGTGTACTGAATGGGAGGTTAGTAAAGTTGCCAGCGGGTGTCGTACCGAAAGCAGATTCGGTAATAAACGACAGGCTGGAGCGTGAACCCTGTGCAAAGGCCATGTTGGTTTCTCCTATTGGAAGTTATTTGTATATGTACCAGCCGATGTTAATCGGAACAAAGTACCAAGGGCTGTCTATTATTCCCTGCTGACGTTCAGCGTAGTCAATAGACACTTTGATTGTTTCTGCATCAATATTGGTAAACGAGATGTCAGTGGTTGCTGCGAAGGCGTCTATTACTTTGTTAGCATAGTCATCTGCGGTAGCTGGGCCTCGACCTTCGGGGGTAAAGACTGTTACGGAGAATACACCTTGGTATCTCAGCTGTGGATTTAATCCCCTTACAGCAGGTCTAGTGACCGTTGGGAGGTATTGTACCGTGAGGAAGCTAGTGCCTGTTGTAGGCTCAAATGCTACGTTCTCATAGGCTATGTCGGGGAGATCGGATGTTGCAGCTAAGTGGCTCTCAAGTGCAGCCCGAATATCATTTTGAATACTAGCCATAGATATCCCTTATCTTTGCAAAAACTTTATACCCCGGCCTTCTCCAAGATGGCCCACGGTTCTCTACATCGTCTGCATGAGGTGAGCCATTCCTGAGTTGGACGCTTGTGGTATTCTTTAGGTCGAGTTTATTGATGTCCGTAAGAAGGTTCTGGAAGCCCTCTTGCATTTTCTGTTGGGGGTTTTGCTTCTTCGGTTTATTCTTAGAAGATTTACCTCTTGGACGACCAGCACCCGTGGTAAAAGAAAAGGATGTTACATAAGCACCAGTATCTACAGGGGAGAAGCTAACGGCACTCTGGGCTATGGATACCAACTCCTCTTTGACTGCATCCTCAACGATGTCCTCTAAATGCTCCATCTTCTTATAGAACGAAGCGTTAACCTTGACATACTGATTTTTTGCCTTCATAGGTTATTCCCCTACGTCACAGATGTAGCCTATCGCAGTGCCATTAGAGAATAGCGACATAACAGAGGTAACCTTAACTGTGTCATTACTACCAACAATCAGGTCATCAAAGTCAGGGACAACAGTTAGCCCCAAAGCTGAGATGACACACTTGCGAGTACCACGAACAACCTCATCATTACCACCCGCAACACCTACGTTATAGTTGTAAAGGTATGCCGTAACGGAATAGTCTGTAGTGACAGAACTGTCTACTGTTCCTGTAGCTGGATTATATATACCAGCAGTAGTAACCTTGCGTAGAGTTAGGGTCTCCCCAAAGTCTCTAACTAGGTTAAGTAGGTCAAAGGAGCGAAAAGACATAACCTACTCCCTATTCATACTCAGGTGTTTGGTAGCTAGGGGGGTTCTTGAAGCGGTCCCTACGGAAGGAACCCTCAATGCGATTAGTGTCAGCCCTTACGACCTCTACACCAGACTTAGTAATTCCACCAGCCTTGAGGCCCAAGAGAGCGCCAACCTTTTTACCTTGGTATTCTAGTTCATCAGCTAGTTTAGTGTAGTGCCCCGCGAGATCACTGTAATCTGCACTCAGGGCACCATTTAGGGACGTGTTGACTTGTCTAGAGTATTTACCAGCCAGACTACGGGCTACCCAAGCTGCTGCGAGGTAGGTGTTGTTGCCTGTCTCACTCAGGGCAAAGCCAATCTCTTCGTCTTGGGCCTGTTGATCGTTTGTGTCCGTATCTCCCACAAGGAGGCGAACAGCATTTAATCTCTGAGAAGCCGTGTCCTTCCCGATGTTAGTCGCATCATAATTCCAAGACATTCAGTCGCCCCTTTAAGTTTATTCTCCGAGAATGGTATCTCGTATACGGTAGAAGTCTTCTGTAATCCATCGGCTATTATTTAGGAACCGACGAATAAGACCACGTTGTTTGTCGTCAATCTTAGACTTCTTGCATTTCTTAGCTTCAAACTCTGTCTTGCTGGAGGTGCGTTTGTTTACCTCTACATTAAGTAAGTTTACTAAGCTCTCTAAGTCTTTACCAGCTAGTTCAGACAGTCGATCTCCAACCTTATTCTGAACCTCAAGTTCTTTATTGTGGTGAACGTAACCAGCGGCGTATAGGGTGGCAACCTTGTCTTGGTCTATACCTCGCTCTGCCCAGTTAAAGTGATCTCCACGTTTCCAATTCGTATTATCCGCCAGTAAAGGCATCTTGATAAACACAGGCCAATCGACCTGCCAACCCAAGTATGTGGGGTGCATAGGGACTCTCCATTATATGAATACTGTTATGTTCTGTTATATATTGGGTTGTACCCCAAGCCGTTAAGCTCAGGGTACACCTTAGTCTATGTAGATTAGGCTACTACGGCTGAGAAGAAGTAACCCAAGTCAGCGCCTGTGACTTTCATGTCATAGGACATTTTAACTTGGATGTGTTCTGCAACCTGTTGACGCTTGAGAGCATCGTCAGAGAAGGACTCAACGGTAACACCGAGGTTGTTTACGCCAGGAACTGAGTTCCATGCGAATGTCAAACCAGCGGCAGGGGTCATCAGACCTGATGCACGAGGTGTGTGTACCAACAGAGCGTTCTTACCACCGATGAAAGAGTTGCTTTCAGCAATACCTTCGGCAGAACCGTTCTTAACAGCTTCCATGACGTAGAAGTTCTCTACTTCAAAGATTTCTGCCAGTTTAGCATCTGTAATCAAAGCTGTGTTCGATACAGTTGCGCCACCGTTCAAACGGGCGAGGATGTCTGGGTGGTTAACCAAGATGTCACGAACTTCTTTACCAACAACCATTGTGTTTGGCTTGAAGCCACCTGATGCCAACTGCATGGTGCGACGACCAGTAGTTACATCAGTGATTGGTGTAGAGTTAGTGTAGTCAGACCACAGGTTTGCAGGAGTTACGTCTGTAGTCCAGACGCCAGCCTTGAAGAAGGTGTCAGCGAAACGCTCTTCACGGTCGATCAACAAACGTGTTGTCAATGTCTGTGCGCCAGCGGAACGGATTTCCAACATTGCATCTTCGTTAGCAAGAGTTTGCTCATCGAAGTCCATGCCGAGGCCATAAACGTCAGCGTAGTAAGCGGCGTTGGAGATTGCCATACCGATGCGGTTAACTTCTGTGCGTGGCGCAAGTTTCTTTACGTCACCAGAGCGGTTCATGTTCGCACGGTCATAGATGTAATACTTGTCAGACTGACGAGCAACACCTACGGTTGGGAATACTTT